CTAAGCGAGACATTCGCGTCCTCGAGCTTCCTGACGGCAGCTTTCAGGCGCAAGAGCAGCGCCCATTTCCATCCCAAAAATCAGCCGCCTAACCCAAGCCCTGTCACACCGAAAGCGGAAGTGAACCCCATGGCCTACGGAAAAAAAGAACACCGCCACGCACGCCAAGTGAAGGTCTTGCTGAATGACGAAGAGTTCATTCGGCTACGGGAATACGCGCACAGCGTCGGCACACAACACAGCGCTCTCAGCCGGGTGATTCTCAAAGCTGTGATCGAAGTCATCGAGCAAACGGGTGAGCTGCCCGAATGGATCGAAATAAAACGGGCCTAGCCAATCCCGCTCACCAGAGGACGGGCAATGAATTTTCTAGAACCGGCAGTACTGTTGGACCAGCAACAAATGGACGTACTTGAGCGAGTGGCGAACAACGCAGGCATCACAGGCGAAGAGCTCGTCAGGGAAACACTCAAGCGAGTTCTTGATTCCCTTGAGCAAGCCGAGAAGCCGAGCCGCTCGCCGCCAAGCAATGTGTTTCGGCTCCCTTTGAAGCGGTAATACGGGTCCTTTATTGAGGACTGCAAAGCGATTTGGGTGGTGACACCACCGGTCCTTAATTCGGGACTGGAAGCAAAAAGGGTCATGGGTTCATCCCTGATCAGTAGTAGCGATTTGGCATGAACCCAGAATACGAACGAGAGAGACTTATGAATACGTCCAGTTCAAGACACAGCGTTCAAACCCGTGACCAGGTGCTGGTCGCTCACGCAGCGAACCAGATCGCTCGAACCAGCTTGAGCCAGGACGACTTCGCCCAGGCGCTGAGCCGCGAGCTGCACTTGGCTTGCCCGGAAAAGGCCATCTCCAAAGAGGTGCCTGACTTCGCCGCGCTCACCGAGCAAAACGACGTCGGTGAATTCGTGAAAGCAACCGGCCGCTGGCTGAAGCGTGTTCAGCGCTGGCTCTCCGGCGATCAAGACATGCCGTCTTGGCTTGAGGAGTCGTGGGTCAGCGCGCTTGAACCTGAGTTCCGCGATCACTGCATCAATGAATTGGCCGGCCGCCACGGGCTGATCGGCGCCCGCCAGATGACCAGCGACCAATGCGCAAACAAAAGCTTCGGTGCACTGATCCGCGCTCTTGGCGATGTGATCGACACCGGCAGCGAAGTGTTCGACGACCAGGTGATGTGCGAAGTCGATTTGCCGCACCTCCCGACGTTCGCCGCGCAGTGCCGCCAAGTTGAAGCGCGGGCAGGGGAGTTGGGCCGGAAGGCTGAAGCCCTGCTTGTGAAGCACCGTCCGAATTTGAAATCCATCGCCTGAATCCCAGACACAAAAAAGCCAGGTTCGTGGCCTGGCTGATTCGATAACACCTTGTGAGGTCGATTATGCAGATCCATCCCAATTCAAGCAATACCCCGAACCATGTCGCGACACGTTTTGTTCAAACGCAAAACGTGTCGCGCGTCAATTCTCGTTCTCTGGGAGTCAAGCAATGACCCCCGACAACATCATCCAGCTGAACAGCAGCAGGGGATTCACCCGCATGGACAACAGCCTGATGGAGGCTTTGGCTACGGTTGACCTGCCAGCGCGCGAACTGCGCGTTCTCATGGCCATTGCACGGCAGACCATCGGCTATCAACTTGAAACCAAACGCCTGACTGCCGACGATATCGGCAAGCAGACCAACATGCGACGAGACGTAACGTCGAAAGCGATCAGTCATCTCCTTGAGCGTCGAATCATTTACCGGGTGGGGGGAAGCCGCGGCGACATAGGAATCTCGCCTACTCGCGAATGGTCCTTCTACGAGGAAAAAGCTGTAAATCTCACTGAGACCAAAACGTCTCACTCAGCCCAAATCGTCTCACTGAGACCTGATGCGAGTGAGACCAAAACAGCAACTTGCCTTCTTTATACAAAGATAGAACCCCTATTAACTCTTTCTTCGAAAGAGATTAATCCGCCCCAAGCGCAATTGGCTCCGCCGAAGCCTGAGCGCAAGAAGCCGTTCGGCAAAACCCAGATGCTGGCCAACAACCCGAACGCCATCCCTGAGCAATTGCTGGTCGACTGGCTGGCTCTGCGCAAGACCAAGCGCGCCGCGACCACCGAGACCGTCTGGGATTCGCTGAACGCCGAACTGGTCAAGTGCCAGGTTGATCACGGGATCGACGTGAAGACCGCCATGACCGAGGCGCTGTCCGCTGGATGGCAGGGTTTCAAGGCCGAGTGGATCGCCAAGCGCCTGGCTGACCATCCCGCTGCCAAAACTGCCCCGCCGAGCCGCCACACCGGCTTCGCTGACCGCGACTACACCGCTGGCTTGATCAAGCGGGAGGATGGTACCTATGCGTTCTGAGCCTGTTCCGACAACCCCTGAGTTCCCGCCAGGAACTCGCATCCAGCCCGCCGACTGTGACACCCACGGTGAGTTCGAGCAGAAGATTTTCTCGGTCATCGGCCGCGAGCTGAAGACCGGTTGCCCCGAGTGTTCCCGCATTGCCCAGGAAGCGACGGATGAGTCCGAGCGCCAGAGCAAGGCGCTGATGCTCCGCATGGCCATGGAGCGCAAGCTTGGCTCGGCGCTGATTCCGAAGCGCTTCGCCTGCAAGACCTTTGAGGGCTACGTGGCCACCACCGCCGAGCAGCGCAAGGCGTTGAACACTTGCCGTCGATACGCCGGCGAATTCTCGCAGATCGCCGAGTCGGGCCGTTGCCTGTTGCTGCTGGGCAAGCCTGGCACCGGCAAGACGCACCTGTCCGTGGCGATCGCCAACGAGATCATGGCCCGATCGAGCGCCACCGCCGTGTACCGCACTGTCGGCGCCGTACTGCAAGCGATCCGCGCCACGTACGACCGGACCAGCGAGCAGAGCGAAAGCCAGATCCTGTCGAGCCTCGTCAGCCCGTCGCTGTTGATCCTTGATGAGATCGGCGTTAGCAAGGAAAAGCCCAGCGACTTCGAGCTGACCACGTTGTTCGCAATCATCAACGGCCGGTACGAGGAGCAGCGTCCGACGGTGATCGTTTCCAACCTGGATGCCAAGGCATTGCCGGCCGCGATCGGCGAGCGGTGCGCGGATCGTTTGCGGGAGGGCGGTGTGATCGTCATTCCGTTCGAGTGGGAATCTCAGCGCGGAAAGGAAGGCTTTTGATGATCGACAAGATCAGCGTCAACAGCCAGGCCAAGCTCACAGAGGCAATCACCTGCCTCAGCACAATGTTCCGCGAGAAGAAGTTCGTCGTGGTTTCTCTGCGCCCGGGCAAGGACCGCACACTCGATCAGAACTCTCTGTGGTTCGGGATGTACAAGCGCATCGCCGAGATGAGCCAGATCGGCGATGCGGCCGATGCCCGGCGCTACTGCAAGCTGCACTTCGGCGTGCAGATCCTGCTCAATGAGGACTCAGGATTCCAGGCAGCTTGGTATCGGGTGATGCGCCATCTGCCCTACGAGGAGAAGCTGGCCATGATGGGCGAGTGCAAGCTGTTCGGCCCTGATGGCTTTCCGGTGACCAGCCTGTTCAATCGCGCCCAGGGCATTCAGTACACCGACCGCATCGCGGCGTTCTTCACTGGCCAAGGCGTGGTGTTCACCGATCTGCTGAGCCAGGAGGCTGCATGAGCCATCAATTCAAGGCGGGCGATTTGGCGCTCACGCTAGTTTCAAAATACGGCATGCCCACGATGTCTGCCGTTTCGTTGGTTATCTTCATCCCAGACGGAAGTGGTGCCATCGAACCTGACGGCGCCCCGTGGGCCGCCCCGCATGAAGGGTGGGTTGTCGAGCGAGAGGGTGAGGACGGCTACGGGTTTTTCAAGCCGTCGCAACTGATGCCGTTGCGCGGCGACTTCACCCAAGAGCAGCAGAGAGCCAAGGAGGCCGTGCCATGCACATAGCACCAAAGCCACCCCGGCCGAAAAAGTGCAAGAACCCTACGTGCGGCATCAGCTTTCCGCCGCAGCGCCTCGGGCAAGCCGTGTGCAGCCCCAAGTGTGGCCTGGCCATCAAGCACGTGAACGAAGAAAAAGCGCGCAAATCGTTGGCCGATATTGGCCGCAAGGAGATCCGCGCAGCTAAAGAGCGGATCAAGCCGAAAGGGCAATACATGAAAGAGGCTCAGACCGCTTTCAACGCCTGGATCCGGGAGCGTGACGCGTCGCTGCCGTGCATCAGCTGCAACCGGCACCACCAGGGCAAGTACGACGCCGGGCACTACCGGACGGTAGGGAGCAACCCGGCGCTGCGCTTCGAGCCGCTGAACTGCCACCGGCAATGTTCGCCCTGTAACACGCACAAGTCCGGCGACATCGTGAATTACCGCATCGAGCTGGTGAAGCGCATCGGCGCCGACAAGGTGGATTGGCTCGAAGGACCGCACGACCCGAAGCGCTACAGCATTGAAGACCTGAAAACCATCAAGGCCGATTACCTGGCGAAGACCAAAGAACTGAAGAGGGAAGCAGCATGAAGCTGATCAACGCAAGGCAGGTATGGACTGAGTCGCAGCACGAATCGAACGCATCGATCAGCGCGGTGGCAATCGACAAGGCTGAATCGGCACCCGTGAAGGCTGGCAACCGCATGCGCCGACACGAAGCCGTGTTTGCCGCCTTGGGCGACGACAAGGAAGAGCGCATCCAGATCGTTCGACAGAAGATCAGCATCAGCGAGACGCGTCGCACGCCGATTGGTCGGTCTACCGCCCGCGCCGCGCACCTGGCTACGATCGGCAAAGTCCTGCGCGCCATCGACACTTTGCCGTTTCAGGTTCAGCAGTTCGGCCATTACCTATATCACCCGGCAATGACCATGCGCCACGTTATGAATGCTGTGCTGCTGATCACAGCTCATGCCAAGTTGCCAGACCTCACTTCGGCCAAGCGCGTGAAGGCGCAGTACTTGGTGACCCTGGCCCTGCAATCGTACAAGGGGGAGGTGGTCGGAGCGGCAGAGTGGGGGCCAGCCCGGGTCGCCGCCGAGATGAAGACCTTCTTCGGCGTCACGATTGATCCGAAGAACTGGACGCGTGACTGGCTCGACCTGTGGGAATCCCTGAAAGAAGTCATAAAGGAAGTGGATATTCAGGCACAACAGCCGGTATGGCAGGTGATCCACGCGGAAAAAGAAGAAGAGGCGGCATAAACATATTGACATGACGGGGAGTTGCGCGTACTTTTCCCATAGTGCGCAATTCACGCAACACGCACACGAATATCTGAACCCGGCCATCGAGCCGGGTTTTTTATTTTGTCGTGATGTGTATTGCTTTGCAGTGAGGAATGTTGCTGATACCGTAGTGGCCAATTGAAATCACTGCTGTAGAGGGAGTTTATGCATTCGATTTTTTCAAAGAGTTTCGGCGGTCTCACAAGGGCGTATTACGTTCGTCAATTTTTGTTCGGGTCGCTTTTCACGATTCTCATCTGCTTTATGTTGGCTCACACCCATTCCGGTCTTTGGGCGAAGCCCGAAATGTTGATATTGTCGGTCGTCTGTTCGGTGCTTTATCCGTATTCTCGTTTCGTTTATGAAAGCGTC